AGCGATCCATCAAATAATACAATAAATGAAGATAATGTATTATTCATAGATACAAATAATGAAGGGAATCCAAATGAACAACCTGTTATACCAGATGATATAACTGTATCTACCATTGATTATCCGCGTCCAGGAACCGTAAAAGAGAAAATAAGTGTGTTTCAACCCGATACTGAGTCTGTTATATCAGGACCGTCCGAACCTGAATATCCAAATGCAACAAATAGATTGTTTCCAGAGATACCTCCAAGTCCAGCAGCAACAACTTTAACAAGCACACGAAATCATAGAAACGAAGGTTTTAAAAATGATAAATTTAATATCTTTAAGAATGAGTATATAGCCATTCGCAGTAATAATTTGCACGTATTAAAAGAATCCAAAGAATGTAAGCGATTATTAGATCTCAAGTATAACGATCTCTTATTTATTATTAATAATATTCAAACGTCTGTAATTTTTACATCTACAGTATCTGGATTTTTACAAGCAACTAAAAAACAATTTAGTATATCCGAAGTGGCAGTATCTATTGCTTCAATAAGTATTGCAACTTTTATTTCATTAATATTGTCCATTTCAAAATATTATGCTTTAGATGATTTGAAGGAACGAATTCAATTATTACGAGAAAAATATTCACTTTTATTGAATGAAATAGATTATAATATGGATAGATTGGGACCTTGGTCAATGAAACGTGTATGGAAATATGAAGACCACGAATCCAAATATGAAAATTGGATAAATGACCGAGAAGATATCAATAATCGTTATAATGAAATTGTAAATACCAAAAAGGAGTTAGTGACAGAATATGAGTGTATAATGGATACAAAATCGCGTAATCATTACCATATACAAAATAAGAAACTCAACCTCAAGAACAAGGAAAAAATTTATGAATGGGAAAAGAAAGAAGTTGCTTTAGAAACAACAATTGCAAGAGATAAAAAGGCTACAGAAGAGAGAGCCAAACTCAATCAATTACAGTTACGTAGAAATAGTATTATGCTGTCTACTGAGGAATTGGATAATTGGTCATTTGACGCAGATGATTGGACAAGTGTATAATCGCCACGTTATAATGTAAAATGTAATATTTACATTATATGAATCAATTAGAATAATGTGTGTTCTGTTACTAATTCTTGAACAATCATTCCCAAAGCAGCAATCATAGCTAATCTACCATTATTCAATTCTTTGTTTAATAATTCACGACCTTCATCACTGTTTAAATCAGTAATAAGTTCAAAACCTAGGTCACCTGGTTGATAATCTTCTAATAATTTGAAATAATTACTTGTGGAATTTTTTTCAAATGGATTTTTCCACCCACGAATCATACTAGAAAATTCTGAAACGAACATAAGTGATACCAATCCTAGTTGGAAAGAATCTGATAATTCACCAAATTGATGAATAGCAGGTTTATGTGTATAAGATTCAATAGTTGGGATCAGGGTAGCAGCAACCATCGCTAATCTACCGTGTTTTAATTCAGCTTCACGATACAATAATGTTCTTTCATTTGTTTCAGCGAGATTTAATGGATCAAAATTTTCAATTGGTTTTGTTGAACCAACAATTATAGGTGTAGATGATTGAACAGATGTAGTAGATGTAATTCTTGAGAATGCATTTACACAGAAAGGGAGTAAAAAGAGGACTAACGATTTAATCATTATAATAGTAATATACAATTTTTCTCTATATTATTAATTTAATAATAATATATTACAGGATATATGCTAAGAACTGACGTGGCAAATGTGAAAATTATGACGTGGTGTAAGATGGAATATTATCAATGTCGATGACGACTGCTCCTTCTGGGATTTCATCAATAATATACGATTCAAAAAATGGATTTGATAACTGTTTTGTAGGTGTATGATGATGAACCAATCGTGCAATCATTTTATATAATTTGAAATTTGGATATCTTTCATCGCCATTTTTCTTATATAAAATATTTTTACCATCGTCATCAGTACACCATTCGGCAATAAGTTTTTGAAATCCATCCATATCTTTGACGTTCATTTCGCTATCAATAACAAAATCATAGATTGAGCATCCAAGACGACATAAATCAAAACTGTAATTTGGATCTATGCGTTTTTTTGAGGAATCGTAAAAAGGCTCAGTATTGTATTGTCCGTGACCATCACCACCTTGTTCAAAACTGTCACTACAGAAGACATTGTCTTTGAAATGATAAATTGCTCTACCAAAATCAATTATTTTGAATATTTTACCAAATGTGGGAACCTTGTAATACTTACTTTTATAGATATAATAAATATATTCATAATCTACTTCAGAATACATGACATTATTTGTATGTAAATCATTATGAGTAAAATTAAATGCTTTTTGTAATGTTAATAACATCATAATAATTTGGAAAAGTATTGAACGTCCAGATGATTCATCAACCTCATCACTGTGAAGAAGACTGTCAAATGTCCCTTTGCACTTTTCAAGACAGATCATTTGAACTGGAAAGTCGTACAAATATGCAAACAATGGTTCTTCTTCAACGCTACTAACTTCTTCACTATCTTCATCTTGTAGATCGTCTTGTTCTGGTTCTTCGTCTTCGTCGTCACCATTTTCTTCATCATCTGATACTGAAACTACACTATTATCGCTATCATCTTCGCAACTCTTATTATTATTATTTTCTAAGAATTCATTTTCATAAACAAGTTCAATAGGTTCTCCAGTGGAATTTTCTTTGTCTAAATCAAGTGTTTCAAAATCAATATTACAAGATTCATCAGAAATGGCTAATGTAGGTTTATTTTTTTTAGAGTTATGTTGGTTATGATAGGAGTGTTGATATACACTAGTATGAAAAAGTTTAGAAATATTTTCGTGAAAGAAGTCGTGTGTTTGTAAATATTCAAGGTCATCAATAATATCAAGGCGGTATTGTTTTTGAATTCCTAAAAAAGAGCCATAATAGTCAATACCGTGAAAGAATGAATGCTTATGTAATAATTGTCCAATAAGTAAATAGCAAAAGTTATCTACGTATGATGCATTATGAATACTGTTTATTTTAGACAATGTTTGTCCTTGTTTAGGTAATTCTATAGTTATATTCTTATATTTTCCAATAAGGAAGTGGCATGGATCAAGAAGAGGTCCATACTTAAAGAATATGGATTTAGGTTGTTGAATATTTGGTTCTTGATAATGGGTTACCTCAAGATTATTATGTATTTTGTAATGGGTTTTTATAGTTGTATTACTAATATCTTTTGGATAATCATCAAATATTTCAAGCATAGGATAATAAGTCTGTAAATGTGATATATCAAATGGATTGTAATCTAGTTCATCGTTTTCCCATAAATCAATATTTGGGAGTTCACAATGATGAAATTCTATATTGACTTTAGAATCAATATTATTTTCCATAATACACTAAAGTAATTTAATTTATAGAATAATCAAACACAAATAGATTGGTGCGTTATAAAAAAGTCATTTAGATGTCCTGTAATAGTATATGACACTTGAATTAAAAAAATTTGATATGAGAGCAATTACATTTAAGCCAAACGAAAATAAAGGACCTGTAATAGTAATGATTGGTCGTCGTGATACAGGTAAATCGTTTTTGGTGAGAGATTTATTATATCACCATCAAGATGTCCCAATTGGAACTGTTATATCTGGTACTGAAGCAGGAAATGGGTTTTATGCGAAGCACGTGCCAAAGTTATTCATTCATGAAGAATACAATAGTATATTAATTGAAAACATATTACGGAGACAAAAAGCAGTATTAAAACAAGTAAAAAAAGAAACCGAAACATATGGACGGTCTAAAGTAGACCCTAGAGCATTTTGTATATTAGATGATTGTTTATATGACCAATCGTGGACTCGTGATAAGTTAATGCGCTTATTATTTATGAACGGTCGTCATTGGAAGGTGATGTTGATTATTACAATGCAATATCCATTGGGTATTCCTCCAAATCTGAGGACAAATATTGATTATGTTTTTATATTAAGAGAGCCATATTTGACAAATCGTAAGCGTATTTGGGAGAATTATGCTTCTATGTTTCCAACGTTAGATGCGTTCAGTGCAGTAATGGATCAAACAACGGAAAATTATGAATGTTTGGTAATAAACAATAATGCGAAATCAAACAAGTTGAATGAACAAATATTTTGGTATAAAGCTGAAAATCGCCCTGATTTTAAGTTAGGTTCCAAAGAATTTTGGGAAATTTCTAAAAATATTGGTTCTGATGATGAAGATGAAATGTACGATCCTAGTAAATCAAAAAAGCGAAGCGCTGGACCACAAATAAATGTAAAAAAATCAAAATGGTAAACTATGCTAGGAAGTCAATAGGATTTATTTCTCGCGTAGTTTGTGTATTGTTACCTGAAGCATCATCTGGCTGTGATAATAATTCACTAGTTCTATTTTGCAATTGTAATAATGTAAATGCAGTAGATAATCTATTATTGGCATCATCTACTGAATCAACATCAGAAGTTGAGTCGCTCTCACTATCACTATCACAATCTTCGTGTATCATATTATCTTGTTCCTCATATACGTTTGGATAAAAAATGCGAGTGTCCCAATAGTATTCTTCACTTCTCATTTCACAAGTATGAGTTTTCATAAAAATTTCAAAATTTAATGGTTTATTAGTAGAATAAAAAGGTAGATAATTTGGTTCAATAATTCTCAATTGTTTCAAATATTTTTTACCTCCAAAATCTTTTTGATATATTTCTTTTGTTCGACCAAACTTTGGATTGAATAATATGAACTTCTCAATTTTATAAAAGAACAATTGTTTATAATAAAACCGTTTTTGATTATTACTACTATAAATAAATTTTAAATATAAATTATAATAAGGTAACAATGCCTCTATTAAATTATCATCTGGAAATTCTCTGGATACCGTCATTTTATATTTTTTGGCACTTTTAATAGATCTATTTAAAAATACAATCATCTTTTTAATACCATTTACAGCGTCGTGTACAGTCATATTTTTAGTTAGACTATTCACATGATGTTCCATTATTGTTTGTGAATTATTAATTTGAAACTGGTGTAAATCAAAATTACTTTGATAAAACGAATCAAATAATTTACATCTAATGTGAGTATTATGTTTAATATAGAAATATATATTGTATAAAGTTGTTTTATCAAATGCTATGTTTGTGTACGGATTGAGTATAGGAAGTGTGAACGTGAAAAAATTTTCACAGTTGTGTAGTTTATTATTTATTATTTTTATCAAATCAATAACACTGAAATAATATATTGACCTGTTTTGTATGATTGGAATAGAATGTTTATGGTGTATATCAAGAGCTGTCATATTAATATTTTCATTGATCGATACATTATATTTCTTCATCTTGTAAAGATTACTAAGTCGCCGAAATCCATTTATAGTTTTTCTATATTTCCCCAAATATTTAAGCATATAAAAAAACTCACCACGGTTGAAGAAACAATTATCATAGTGGTATGTAATACATTCCATAAGAGTCAATTCGGATGATACTTGTATATTACTATTAATAAAACTATACAAACTATTTCTTGTTTTACTTTCTTCTACACTACAATTATCGTATTCATTATTGTATATTTCTTGCGATAAATGTAAATAATCAGTAAATCCCCAATTATCAAATTTTAAATCTTTGTAGTAATCACGTTTACAGTGTAATAATTTTGGTATAATATAACTGAATAGTGTCATTATATTATAGTGTCAAAAATGTTTATATATGTTCAATAATTTATTTTTCACCATTATCTCCGTCTAACATACGTTTAAGAACCTGTGTATTATGTTCTTTTTGTTCGTCGGCATCAGCTACTTCTCTGCTATCAAAATCAACAGTTTCGGTTACTCCAACAAGATTACCTTCTTCATCCATAGTTTGTGTCAATACATTACCTGATTTATTAGCAGAATCAATGTTTTCTTGGATGGCCTTTTGTTTGGTTTCACGAATACGTTTTTCAAATTCTTCTTTTGCACGTTGTTCATTTTTCATTTTTTCACTATGTAATTGATTTAGCTCTTCTTCCATAAATTCTACACGTCCTGTCTTATAAGCATCAGGATCCCACGGAATCCACATACCGACCGGTCCTACAAAGATGTCGTGATTTGGATCAATGTCTCTTAATTTTTTACAGCGTTCCTCAGCTTCTTCTTGTGTGTTATATACACCTCTTACTTTAAGTCCGCGAACAGATGTTTGAAATGTATTTTTTCGATTGTAATCTTCATTAAGACGTTCTTCATTTTTATCCAAGAAAGTTTTATAATCATCATCAATTGGCATTGAACGAATAGTCTCTCCTTCTTCTTTAGCAAATTCATTGAAGTCTTCCATTACTTTTTCAACGTTTAGATTATATTTATGAGACATAAAGTTTAGGAAATCAAAGAACTTTGCCATCGATTTAGTAAAATCCCACGATTTGATAAATTCTTCAAAAATAAATATTTCGCGCTTCTTAATAATATTTTCTGGGGAAACAAAAGATAAGCAAGAGAATTTTTGACCAGCGATTGGGGCATCTTCATCGCATAAGTCAACATATTTAGGATTTGGTTTTCCATCGACCATTTTCTTTTCAAAGGCTGACATAATATTCAATTATATATTGTTTTGTTTATACTCTTTTTTGAAATAAAATATTTAGGTATAATATATAAATGTCCGGTATGTTTGACGTACAAGAATTGGTAAAACGCGTAGTAAAGTATTTAATTGAAGGTGTTGTTGTAGCTATTGTTGCATTCTCCATCCCAAAACAAACTTTAAACATTGAAGAAATCACTATCATTGGTCTTGTTGCTGCTTTAACTTTCAGCATCTTAGATGTATTTGTCCCAGCAATGGGTGCTACCGCTAGAACTGGTGCTGGTTTCGGTATTGGTGCTAATTTAGTTGGTTTCCCTAAGGTCGCATAAATTTAGAATAATATTATGATATTATATAATATTATGGATGACAACTATAAAAATTTAATTATGTTTTATCAAACCACATTACGTAATGTTGGTCTTTTTACATCTATATCATTCGGTGCTCTAGGGTATTCACGTTTTCATCGTGGTAAATCACAATTATATAATTTGATGTTGATCTTGCTAAGCATCTGTTTTTTAGCAGTTGCTACAACAATTAATTATTTTTTAATTAGTGATGTAATCGAATTTGCAATGACACAAGAAGATGATATGAAAGCTAAAATATTGAAATGGAATGTCATACCACAAACAGTATTAGTTTTCCAGGCAATATTGTTATTGTTGGGTCTATATACATTGTTAAAGCAGTCTATACAGTAGGAAAAAACTGCCAATCTAATTCTTTACATACTTCTTTCCAAATCATATCTTGTTCTAATTGTTTCTCACGATCTTTCATCATAGGAATGAAAGGTAAGTATTGTGTTTGGTCTAGTAGTACACACAGTTGATACAATGTATATGTATAATTGAAAAAGTTTGTACGATTTGGTGGACAGTGAATTGCCCACGGTTTTTGGATTTCAATAAAAAGAACACATAAGGTTTCGTGTAGTTCTTCGTTCATTACGGGTGGTTTTATTCCAAAAATAGAATTGATATATTGAATATGTTCAAAATATTTATTGAGACCGAGTTTCCTCAGGATTTCTCGCATTTTACCATAATTTAGTTGTTTCATATCGGTAATACGTTCCTTTTTAATACGATCTTTGATTGCTTGTATGACCTCGTCAGGAATTTGAGTTGTTTCTTTCGCTTGAAACTGTGCAAGAATTTCTTTGAAATGATTAAGACGTATATATGCTGTATATGAAACTTCATTCGGAGGTTCTTTGTTAGTAGGTTTTCCACCTTCTACAATATGTCGTATAAAACGTCCACATTCCATATTGTTACAAATTAGTATACCTTCGTCTTCTTGAGGAATTAGTTCTCCTTTATTGCAAAAGTAACAAGTATCACATTCTATTGTAAAATCTTGTAACAGTAATGTTTCTTCGTTGATATTCTTCCAATAATTCTGATATAACTGCCGAGAACTATTATATTTATTGTTCTGAATATCAACTTCATCTTCATTTTTTGATTTGATTTTGAAAAAGGAATTAATTACATTGCTGTTTTGTGAATTCTCGCCAGAATTAATCTTTTGTTTTTCTTCAAAATATGAAAATATGTATTTAGAATTCTCCAAAAAGTAATTGTTCTTTTCACTTTTATGATGTTTAATTTTATTATTGATATTCTTAATACGAAATTGAAGTTCTAATTTTTTGTCAATATCCTTCTTTTTTAAAGATTTTATTTGTGCCTTGAACTTTTCCTTATCTTTTAGAAGATTTGGTATTATGGTGTCTTCTAAATTAGAAAAGTATTCCATCATTTGGTCATGTTTAATATCAATTGTGAAGCTCGTATTAGATGATGTCATTTAATATACTACACAAAAATGGTTTATATTTTTATTTGTATATAATGTTTATAATATATATACGCATACATATGAATTATATTCAATATGGTGGAGATATACAATTAAGAGAAAGAAATGACAATTTAGAGAAATTCAGTAATTCTTACCTCAAAAATTCTGTCACCCTAAATAAAGAAATTACTCCTATTGAAAAGAAAAAAGTTCATTCCATAGAAGGGTTTCAAGCAATAAGAAGAGATAAAAATGTGAAAGTAGATACAATTGGTGACTTACTCAATTTAAAGGCCGGAAAACTATTCAAAAGAATTTTTCAATTTGAACCAAAGGGAAAATTGTATTTCGACAAAGAAAAGAAAAATTATAAAGAAATAAGTAAAGCTCGTGATTTTTGGGAACAAACTGCTGCTCAGACTCAATGTAAAAATACTATTAAATCATTTCATATTGCAAATACAAAATGTTACATATGTGATCTACTAATTTCAGAAGAAGACCAATATAAAAAAACCACTGATTGTGAGCATATACTTCCAGTTGCTCACGGTGTGTTATTATTGGACTTATATAAAGGTAAAAACGATACTATTACAGAATTGATGAAAATGGAATATGATTGGTCCCACACTTGCTGTAATATGGTAAAAAACGAAACAAGTTTTATAAAAATGAGGAACAATAAGTTTATATTCAATGATCAAGTACTTAGAGAAATATGGGACGCACAATCAAAGAAAAATGAACATTGCAACACAAAGTTTAATAATGCATTGCGCGAAAAATTCAAAGATAGAAATAATTTCGTTCGTAAACGCAGTGTCATCTTAAATTCACCTAAAGGCAAGATTGGAAGCATTATAGAAATGTTAAATAAGCAATGGGACTCTATAGATAAAAATATGTTTTTATTATCTTGGGTTGCGGCTTTAGAAAATGGAGTAAATCGTAACTGGGCAAATGCAATTCAAGGAATGTTGGAACCCCCTATTGAATATGCTGCTGATGTATTAGCACGTGAAAAAGTAATTAATGCTTTAACCGAGGCAAAGAATATTGATTTAAAAATATTGAATGAACAAGGTAAAGCAACTAATCCTTATCAAAAAGTATTGCAAGCTTTAATGAAACATAATGATATCAAACAAGGATTTCAAGGAGAAATGATGTCTATATTAATTCATCTATCTCAAAATGATTATAACATAAATATGTCATATATTGATGCAATAAACACACAAGATATTAAAGAAGAAGAAGCAGAAGATTATTTCCAATATATGTTGGTAAAGAAATATAATGATGAAGTAAGCAAATATGTTATGGAAGTTGATACAAGTAGACCGCGACAAAAAAATAAAATAATACAAATGTTACAAATCAAAAATGTAGAATCGACAACTATTCCCCCAAACGATAAGAGAGGACAATATATTAAAAGCAATCCAGCAGCGAAACAACACGGAATAATATTGACTTCTGAAAATGATTTGAAACTACAAAAGTATGGTAGAATGCCTATGAATTCAGAAGACCCAGATACAGATAGTGAAGATGTAACAGACACATCTGATGTTGAACAACAATCCTTACAAACATTAAATCCATTATTTGAAGCAATCAAATCTGCTAAGAATGTTCAGTTGGTGGATGAAGTCAAAGAAATAAAGATAAATACTGTTCCAACCCCATACCAAAAACGTCTATTATCACAATTATGTGAGACAGATATAACAATTGATGAAATACAATCAATGTATGAAATATATTGTCAAGAATCTCAGTATCACTCAGAAGAGAATTATGACAAAGTAGATGATACAGAATTAATTGTTCCGATAAATGGTAATGGACATACAAATGGTAATGGACATACAAATGGTAATGGACATACAAATGGTAATGGATATACAAATGGTAATGGATATACAAATGGTAATGGCAAACGTACAAGTTCCACACTTACAGAACGGGGTTCAACTCCCAATCCTGGAGATGGAAGTGAAGATTCCAATAACACAAACA